TATTGATACAACTAAGGAATGGCCTAAGAGTGAAAAAGGCACAGTGTTAAGTGATAAAGATACTCTTAAGGAGATGATTACCGATGATAACCTTTCTTCTGTTTTGCGTCATCGTGACGTGTTGGTTAAGCTTACTGGTACTTATATGGATCCGTGGATGGAACAATCTGTCTCTACTGGACGCATATACACCGAATGGAACACTGTTCGTGGCGAAGCAGGAGGTACGAGAACAGGTAGGTTGTCTGCCAAACCGACGTTACAGACCATGCCGTCTAGAGGTCCCAAAACGCCATTACCGCAAGAGCTTAAAGATGTCGTCATACCGAAAGTAAGAACTTATATACTTCCTGATGAAGGTCACAAGATGGTTGCATGTGATTTTCAAGCACAAGAATTACGTTTGTTCGCACACTTTGAAGATGGAAAATTAGCTGAACAATACCGTAATGACCCTAATGCAGACCTTCATACATTTGCATCTAAGATGATGTCTGAAAGAGCAGGCCGTGAAATTATTCGTGACTATGCAAAGACTTTATCATTCGGTATTTTGTATGGTGCGGGGCCAAAAAAGATTAGTGAGATGCTAAACATACCTTATGCTGAAGCTAGGCAATTGGTTGACTTATATAAATCTGAAGTCGCTGGAGGGTTAGAAAGAATTAACACTGACCTAACAAATAGATATAGAATGAGAATACCGTTCTCTACAATAGGTGGTCGTCTTATTAAGGGTGAACCTCCTAGGATGTGGAACGGTCGTAAACAAGAGTTTGCATTTAAATCATTAAATACGCTTATTCAAGGTAGTGGTGCAGACATGGCAAAGCAAGCAATGATTGACTATGCATATGTTGCCGATGGATCAAGGTTGCTAATGTCTTTACATGATGAACTTATTATCAGTGTCGAAGAAGATGTTGTTGAACGTGAAGCTAAAAAATTAGAACATGCGATGGTGCATGCCTTCACATTAGATGTACCACTCATTGCTGAAGCTAAAGTTGGCAATAACTTCTCGGAGGTGAAATGATCCAATCATATTCAGCAATTAAACTGTATGAGCAATGTGCAGCTAAGTATAAGTTTAATCGATTAGATAAGTTACCTGACCCATCAGGTCCAGCAGCTGAGCGAGGTAAGCTTATTCATGCCGAAATTGAAGCAATGCTTAAAGGTGGTCTTGAACTTGGGTGTGATGAAATTGGGTATTTACTTCCTAAGATCGACATATGGAAAGAGCAAGGCGCTCAATCAGAAATGACATTTGCAATTGACAAAGATTGGAAAGAAGTTGAATGGGCTGATCCATCATGTATGATTAGAGGCATCATTGATTTGTACGTTGAAGATCATGAAACAGCTATTGTGCTTGACTTTAAGACAGGCAAAGAGCGCGACTATATAGACCAAGTTGCCGTGTATTCAGCTGTTATACTAGCAACAAAACCTCATATACAAATCGTTAAGCCTTGCATTGAATTTATTGACACACAAAAATTTGTCACATACAATGACATTCATAGAAAAGATTTAACGTATCTAAAGCAAAGCTTAGAAAGTCGAATTAAGTTAATTGACCGTGACACAATTTATGCGCCTAATCCAAGTGGCTTATGCAGATTTTGTGCTTATCGTAAAGATAATGGAGGACCGTGTAAGTGGTAGAAATAGTTCTTGAAAGAGTATTGGAACGCCACTTTTCACAAGAATGTAAACGACTTAATTTAACAACACTTAAATTAGCATTACGTTTTTCTACAGGTTGGCCTGATAGGTTGGTGTTATTAAAGAGAGGCAAAATACTCTGGGCAGAACTTAAAACTTCAGTAGGTGTTTTATCAGAGAGACAAAAAGCAATTCACAACATACTTAGAGAACATAATCATACAGTCTTAGTACTTAGAACGAAACAGGAGATTACCGATGCTTTGGAAACCGCATCAATATCAGCTAAACGCAGTAAAGTTTCTGCTAAGCAGAGGCTCTTCCCAACTATGGCTGGACCCCGGTCTGGGAAAAACCAGTATAACGTTAAAGGCAATAAAAGAGCTAAAAAAAGTGGGGCAAGTAAACAAGGTCCTAATATTAGCCCCATTGCGGCCGGCATACGCAGTTTGGCCAGAGGAGATCCAGAAGTGGGATGACTTTAATGATATGACATATACTGTGCTACACGGTAAAGATAAAGATAAGAATCTAGAAAATAATTCTTTTCTTCATATCATTAATTTTGATGGGTTGCAATGGCTAATTAAAGAGTCTAAGAAGCGTAAGATTCGACTTAATTATGACATGCTAGTTGTTGATGAAATTAGCTACCTCAAGAACACACGAACACAACGATTTAAAGCATTGTCAGTGTTGCTTGATGGCTTTAAGCGTCGTGTAGGGTTAACTGGTTCGCCTGCTCCAAACTCGTTGCTTGATGTTTTTGGACCACAACTTGTGATTGATCGTGGTGCTACATTCGGTCGATTTGTAACTCATTTTCGGTCATCATTCTTTTTCCCTACTGGCTATGGTGGTTACACATGGATGCTACAACCAGGAGCAGAAAAAAGGATTCATTCACTACTGGCCGACAAAGTGCTACGAATGAGTGCTACCGACTACCTAGAACTACCTGAGCTAATCACCAATAATGTCGTGGTGAACCTACCTGATGATGCCATGAAGTACTACAAGCAACTGGAAAAGAAGCTTATGACTGACATTGATGACGGTACGGTTACTGCTGCTACTGCTGCAGTTGCCATTGGTAAGTGCCAGCAAATTGCTAATGGCGCAGTCTATTTAGATGGTGCAGAGAAAGAGATTCATAATGTTCACAGTGCTAAGCTTGAAGCTGTGGAAGAACTAGTTAGCGGTCTTGAAGGACAGCCATGCCTTATCGGATACCATTTTCAACATGACCTAAAGAGGCTTAAAGGGTTGTTCCCTGATGCCCCTGTGATCGGTTCTGGTGTATCTGGTGATGAGCTTAAATCAATCATAGACCGATGGAACACAGGACAAGTTCCTGTTTTATTAGCACATCCGCAAAGTGCAGGGCATGGGCTAAATTTGCAAGGTGCAGGGCATGCAGTTATCTGGTACAGCAACACATGGTCTTTAGAAACTTATGACCAATTTATTAGACGGTTATGGCGACAAGGGCAACGCAACAATATTATTGTTCATCAAATTATAGCTAAGGGCACGGTTGATGAAGCAATTGTCAAAGCAGTAAAAGCTAAAGATGGTACTCAACAGTCACTAATGACTGCAATCAGAGACTATGCTAAATTAAATAAATAATTAACAGCAATATGTTTACTTGAACTCATTAATGTATAATCAACTTGTTTACTCAGGAGGAAACATGATCTATATAGCAGGCCCATTTTTTAACCCAGAACAAATCACGGTCGTTAACAATATTAGACAAATAATTGAAGAATTAGACATGCCTTATTTTAGCCCTAAAGATGAGTGTATGTTCCAAGAAGGCGTAACAACACCTGAAGACGTGCTTAACGTCAACATATTTGGATTGAATAGATCTAAGCTTGTTGTTTGTATTACCGATGGCAAAGACCCAGGCACTATGTTTGAAGCCGGTTGGTGCTATGCTAAGAATGTGCCAATCATCTATGTGTGGCTAACTGGCAAGAAAGAGCAAAAGTTTAATTTAATGCTAGCCGCTAGTGGCTCAGTAGTTAGAACAATGTCACAATTACGTGATGCATTAGTTGAGTTTAAAGATAAGACATTTATCCGCAAGAACTGGGGTGAGGATATGAGCTATGAGTAAGCACACTGACATACTTAATTTCTTTTTAAGCACATATACTTTACAACACACTAAACGATATAGCATGAAGCCTGTGCTACATCCGGAGAGTGTCGCTACTCATAGCTATTTTGTTGCATTAGCAGTGCTGTTAGTAAGTGAAATATGGGAATTTGACGTTAATAAAGCAGTGAAAATTGCATTGTGCCATGATCTTGCTGAGATGGAAATTAGTGATGTAAACCATTATGTAAAGAAAAAGCATCCGGCAGTTGCACAAGCATTAAAAGAAGCAGAAGCTACAATCATTGAGACATTTCCTACTTCAATTCGTGCATATTGTCATATGTATGACGATGACTCACCTGAAGCGCTAGTTGTTCATTATGCAGATGCATTGCAATGTACACAATATTCAGTTAATGAAGTGCAATTAGGCAACACTGGCTACATGGAAGAAGTAGTGCGTAATAGTAAAACTAGAATGGATGCAATAGAAGAAAAACTTAAACCGTGGAGAAAAAATAAAGATGAAAACTACTGATGAAATACTTGAAGAACGTGGCAATGTCTATGGCGACTTTACATTAGGTTCCGAAGTTGAAGCTGCAATGATGAACATTATTTGTGCTAATCATGAAAGCCAAACAGGTAGACCAATGTCTGCGATAAATAAGATCTTTTTTTCTAAAATTGTGATGAAGCTATCAAGACTTAGTGTTTCACCTAGCCATATTGATAGCTGGACTGATATTGCAGGCTATGCACGACTTGTTGAACAACATCTTATAAAGGAACAAAATGGAAGAAAAGAATCAAACAATGTCTGATGGGTTGCATTCAACATCAAACACTTTATTTAAAGCGGAGCGGCAAGAAGGTGAATCATATTCCGCATACAAGACTAGACAAAAACTTAGAAAGGCAATGGTAGATGTCACGCTTAAAGGGAACCTTTTCTGGGATTCAAGAGCCAAAGGTACGTATATCAATGTGGAGAAAAAGAAAAATGCCAAAAGTAAATAAACAAGAAATGCCGCATCTACAAAAGATGCATACAACTTTAAAATTCGGTCAAACTTTAACACCTGGTCAGTTTGTCGAACAACTAAATGCGATTGACGTACAAATCGTTCATGCGCCTACAGTTGAAGAGTTTAGAAAAACTATCTCAGTGTTCTTAATGAACACATGGAACGATAAGATTCAATGGTCATTTCCAGATGATGACGTTGACACTACGATTGATGAATTATTCCGTTATGAGTTACTCCCCACGGCTATGGAAACAATCAACATCACATGGTCTGTTAATGGTATGGACATGATTGATACTACACATCTTATTCGTCATCGGTTGTTTAGCTTTGCTGCTCAAGTGCATGGTGACCGAGATATGAGAGATGACCGTGTTGTTGTAAAACCTGGCATCATAGCTCATGCAGAGTTCTATAAGCGCTATATGCAAATCACTGAACAAGCTCGTCAATTGTATGTTGACATGCTTGATAGTGGCAAGGTCCACGGTCTAGATGCAAGGACTATTATGCCACGCAACTTTGAACATTTCTATATGGTGAGATGCACCATTAAAGACCTTATTGGCTACTGTATTATGAGAGGTGATGAACAGATACAAACAACAGTAGACAATGTCATTGCTATGAAACTATGGTTGGAAATACTTAAGCGGTATCCTTTCCTAAAAGGATTAGTTGACTTTCGTAAGCCGGACCAGTTTTATCAGCGCCAATGTGCCAAAGGTAAGACTAACATCTTTCCGCCTAATGCAAAGAACGATAATTTTGACTGGTGTGAAGAACAGTTTTACCATCCTATACATAGAGATGATTACCAAGGTGGCAATGTGTATCGTGAAATCCGCGAAAACTTACTAGCACAGATTGATGCCATCGAAAAGAAGCATACACATACGGGGAAAACATGATCCGATGGGAAAGAATTAAATACAGACTTGAAATAATGACTCTTAAAGATCGAAAGACTTTGTTTTCTCAGTTCATGAAAGAACATGATAGATGGGCAAAGAAAACACTAGAAGTGTTAGCTAAAGTTGTAGTACTTTTGCAACCTCAGCATAAAGTAGCAGAATTAACTGACACACATAAGCAATCACTTAATAGGAGTGTAAAACGTTATAAAGAATTCTTGTATAAAAGAGGCATAAAGTGATACAGGATGAAGTAGCGGTGCCATTTAGATCGTACATACTGGCACTATTAAAGAAGGGGTATGACATGGACGGTATAATTGAGCTTTTGCAAGAAACAAAAGTCGCATTGTGCCAAGCCAAACAAATATCTCGAGACATTGACCTGGGTAACCACCCTTTATCTGATAGGAGCAACTATGACTTATGAAGAAGCAAATGAGATCCTCATGAAAGCAATCACTGAGATCCAAAAAGAAGCATCGGCTGAACTACTACATGCTGTAGTACAGAATGCTCATGTTCAAGTATCTTCCATGTTTGACTGGATGCTAAAGAATAAATTTAATGCAGAGCAAGAAGAAGTAAATAACCGTGCAAAAGACACAACAGTTACTGATGTTGATGCGCAGCCTGCCCAATAATGTCTGGGTTTATTTTAATGGTGGCAGGCGGAGTATTAATGGGTGTAGCTATTGCACTTGTCTTAGTATGTCTGTTCACTTATATCTCGTACAAAGCATATTTGGATGAATAAAAAGAAGGCTTGGTACTAAGTACCAAGCCTTTAAAAGCCTCATCGCCTCGCAATAGCAGTGGGAAGGAGACACTATCAGCGACGGGCCTCGTTAGTCTTTCATCTTGCCTTTGATCTTAAACATCTTCTTAGCCATTCCGCCTTTGGCATACGGCTGTTCATACCCATTTGGAAATAAGCTTTGCAAGAATGCAGCTTTAGTTGGTTGAGCTGCTTTAAGCTCAGTAGGCTGATCAATATCTGTAAAGTACGAAGGTTGTCTATAGTCACGACCATATCGTGTATAGTCTATGTTTTGTGGCATACGTACATCACGGAGTGAGTACTGAATGTTCTGCGGATTGGTCTGTGCTTGATCGACAACCAAGCCTATGGGTGTGCCTGTGTTTGTAGATGTGCCTGTGTTGGTAGATGTGCTTGATGACGGCACATTACCTGTTAAGCCCGCATGTAGTAATTGCTGAGGTGTTAAAGAGCTAAGTTTGTCTGCAACTGCAGCATTAACTCCTATAGGCGTTCCTCTAAATCGGTCAAGAATATTTGAAGCTGTTGACTGACTAACTGGCTTAAATTGATCAATAGTAGGTGCACCGTAACTTATAACACCAGCACTCATAAGTCTAGAAGCATTCATAGGAGGTAATCCTCCTCCTGCCATGTCTACTCTTCCACCTTTAGCATAGTAAAGATCTTCAGGGTAGTCAGTAGTCTCAAACAGACTTTGTAAAAACCCAGGTCTTTTTGCTTGTGAATCTGCTCTTAATTCTGCCGGTTGTTCAATATTTGTAAAGAATGAAGGTTGTTTATAGTCACGACCATAGCGTAAAAAATTCAAGTTGCTAGGCATTTGGACATCACGTGCAGTGCTTGAATTAATCGCATCTATGATTTCAGGGCCGCGTGCTTTCTCTGCCGCTGCTGATAACTTTGCTAAATCTTCTTTAGAATATGCAGTCTTAGTAAATGACTGACCCATTGCATTTGTCATTGTTGTACCAATAGGTACTACATCAGCATTTGGGTCTGCATATGCAACACCTGAAGCCCCTGTGCCTAATATTTTTTTCGCGGCATCTACATAACTTGACATAGTTTCTCCTATTTCATTCTGTTCTTAATGCGTTGCATAGCTTTACCGCCTTTAGCAAATCTGTACTGAGGTAGTGTTCTTAGATCATCATGCTGTGCAATATCTGTAAAGTACGAAGGTTGCTTATAGTCTCTAGCATAACGATCATAGTTAATATCAGGCATACGTAATTGACGATTGCCTACTCTTGTTCCAGTCATAGTTGCAGTGTCAGTTGTCCCATCGGCTGTTGCTGAAGTGTCTGTTGCAGGAGCATGCGCTTTATCCCATTCAACATCATTTACACCTGTGAGTCTTATTTCTTGTCCGACATTTGTATTGATAACGCCAGACCACCCACCTTTGCCATTGCTTGTCGATGCCCAATAGCCTTCTGTAGGAATAGGATCGCCTTCTTTAATTATGTTAACAGGGACTCCCTTAATGTTCCCAGATGCATATTTTGTTGGGTCAATGTAATAAGGCAAAGGGTCTTTGTTTTGCCATCCATATTTGTACGGATAATAGCCACCATCTGCCATCTTCACTCTACCGCCTTCAGCTTTTTTATCTCTATAAGCCTCATTAAACATGTCTTTAATTTCTTCTTCTGAAAAGTCCGCGTAACGAGGATCATGTATATCAAGAAAATCTTTCATGAGCTCAGGCGGTATGTCTTTATGCTTGCTCATTTCTCCAATAAATTCAGTCATGTCAGATTGTTCATAATTCGGTAAGTTATGCAAAACATTGTGCAAACTTTCTGGCTCTATTGCATTAACGATTTTAGGGAATATTTGATTAATTAATTCACCTGATTCAGAATCTCCATCAAATGCTTCATCAGCAAGACGATCTATTTTCTGTAATTCTTTTTTGCTAAACTTACTTTCATCAATATAAGGTCTAACTATCGCCCATACTCCGTGACTTACATAGTCCCCATGTCTACTTATATCGAAATTTTCAATTTCAGTCTTGACTATGTCTTTAAGCTTATTGTAAACAGGCATGTAGTATGTTGATTGATCTAGACCAGGTGTTTGAGCTATCTCTTTAGACACTTGAGCAATTGGGTTTGTAGGCATTTCTGCTAACGGTGCTAAATCTGCTAATGCTCCTCTAAGACCTACGTTCTTAGCAGCATTGCCTGACTTTTGTAAAAACTCTCTACGATCCATTGGCTTATTTACCATTTGTTCTACAAAGTTAGTTATTTGCTGTTGTTGGACAGGTGTTGCTTCAGGTAATGTTATCATGCCACGTCGAGACATGTTCATAGGCTGATCTTCAAACATAAGTTTTGACTTTATTGCTTGAATCTTCTTAGTTAAGCCGCCTTTAGCAAAGACTTCAGGTAAAATAACAAGATCGTCTGTAGTTAATTCTTGACCAGGCTTATAATTTCTAAGTGCGTCTTCTGAAAGAGCAGGCTTTCTACTTATTTTTGATTTTGCAGCTTCAATCCCTTCTTCTTTAGTTTTTCTAGACATTGGTTCGCGAATTATAGGGCCGGTTAATACTTGAATTAAAGATGATGAATCGCCTAATCCAGATAAAGATCGTTGTCTATGACGACCTTCATGTATAGGCACACTCAACATACCATCTTTAGTTTCATCTACTCCAATCAATGGCACGCCCTTAAACCCTGTTGTATTTGCAATACTTTGAAGATACTTAATATACTCATCATAGCTAACAGTCTTATTTCCAATCTTATATACAGGGCCTGCATGTGTTTCATCGTAACCATGCTTAGGTAGTGATGCAGCATATTTCTCATAATCAGCAGGGTTAATTACAGCAAGACCTTTAGTGTTTTCACCCATAAAAGCATCACGAAGTGCACTTAGACTATATGTAGTGTCTAGATTTCTTACTTCATCAGCAGCTCTATCAAGACGTCTTGCTGCATATTGTCCTTCTTCATTAGCTATCTTAGCTCTAAGTTCTTTAATCTTACTTGCTATACCGCCTTTAGCATAGTCAGGAAGTGGGTATTGCAGTTCATCAGACTCAATAAATGGTGATTTGCCAGCGTTACGTCTTTGGTTAGCATACTTCTGAGCTAATTCATAGATTTCATCAGAAGGTCGTGCAGAAGGATTTGAAAGAAGCTGGTTTATCTGCCCATGGTCCAAATTTGGTGTAAGCAGTGGGAATTCTCCTTGGTCGTCTTCCGAAGAGATTTCAGTGGCAAAGCCTTCAATAGAAGGTAGTTGCCCAAAATAGCCCTTGCCTTTTGCTGATGTGCCATCATTTCTAAGTCCGTACGGCGCTAAGCCCTCAAATGAAATGATGTCTTTTAATTTGGATTCACCGACTTTTGGTCTTGAAGGAGCTTGTGATAGCCAGTCACGACCAGGTTTTTCTTCTTCAGGCTTCTGTTCAAGCGCTTCTTTCTTCTTTTCAGGGTTTTTCTTGTCTAACTCTGCTTGCTTTGCAGCCATGGCATCGGCAATAATCTTAGCTTTGCCTTTTTCACTTCTATAAGCCGGATTCTTTAAGTCTTCTGCTTTAGCATCTTGATCTTCAGCAGTTGCAAGGATTGCCACAGGGCTAGCAGCAAAGAGACGTTGACCTTTAGTTTTAACTTTTTCAGCCATTTCAGGCGTAATGTCAAACGCAGGCGCTGTTAGTTTATTTGTCCATTCAGATTTTTGTGCATCATGAAGCTTACCGGCAACTTTATTTATTGCATACTCATTTGCTTCATCGATTAAGTCTTCAAAAACACCTTCGCCACTTTGCATCATTTTTTGAACTTCAGGATTGTCTGGGTCAAGTCCTTCTCTTCTAGCTAATTTTGCACCTTCAATATTGACAAAATCATTAGCATATTGAACCAACTGATCTTGATGCATCATTTCAAAGTCTTCATCATTTAAAAGATCTTCGACAAAATCGCTAAATTTCTTATCGCCTATCTTTTCACCATGCCCAAATGATGTAGTGCCTAGTGTTGTTCCATATTCTTTCTTAAGGTAGTCGCGCATAAAGTCAGGCATACGTTTATCATATGCTGATTTCATACCTTCACCGCCAACTGTAATATCATCGCCTTCTAATGAACCACCTGAAGGCTGTGCTTTAATTTTATCGGCCATGTCTTTACCGATAATATTGTCTAACGATTCGCCTAGGAACTCGCTGTTGTTAGCATCAACTACTTTTCCGTTTTCTACAGTTGCATTAAATGTTCGTTTGCCGTCTTTTACTCCGGTCACTTGCAACCCGTTGTCAGTTGATGCCCAATCTAGTTTGTCAAGAACTTGTCTTGTTTGACTTGTGTATCGATCAACTTGTGTAATACCAGGAGACAAAGAAACACGATCATAGCCACCTTGAACAGCATCTTCTATAATTTGTTTTATTGCAAGCTCATCATATGTCTTTTTATAAGGCATATCAGGGATCTTACTTTCAATAGTGCTTATCTGATTTCTTAAGTCTTTAAGCACTTCTGTTGAAGGGTCAGTCATATGAGTGCGAGGTGTTGCGCCTCTAAGAATTTCGCCTGTGTTCGGATCAGCTTCAATCACTTTCACCGACCATGCAGTGTTTGCATCACCTGGGTTAAATTCAAGAACTTTGTCATAGCCGCCATAGCCTTTAACAACATTGCCAGGTGTAAAGTACGAAGCTATTTCGTTAAGCTCTAAACCGTCGCCTCTAATTCTTTCAAATGAGTCTTGAAGCCCAACAAGCCTTTGTTCGTCTTCAGTGCTCTTGTAAGCAAAATTTTCATCAACACTTGCTGCAATTGCTTTTTTATCTATTAAAGGTTTTGCTTGTTGTAAAAACCCATCATAGATATCGTAAGTGCTCATGCCTTTAAGCTTTGCAACGTGGTCTTCATACGTCATTGGCTCACCAGTTTGGTAATGAACATCGTCTGGTAACGTATCGATAGAAGAGACTGTTTCACCTTGCGCATTACGCAACACAAATTGTTGATAACCATCAGCGCTTGGTTCATCTGCGTCAATTCGCCAACCGGTAGGTAAGCCGGATTCAGATTCTAGTCTAAGCTTTCGTGCTAAATCTTCTTCTGCACGTTCAATTTCTCTTTCAACTTGTCTTTTACGAACATCGCGCCCTTTTTGATGAGGGTCAGATTGCACTTCTTCAATGTGCAATACTTTTTTGCCTTCATCATCGATAAAGCTTTGTGTTCGAACATGCGCTAATATGTTCGGTTCATCGGCGCCCCAGTGGCCGCCTGTATAACCTTGATGATAGTCTGGCACAGGCAACCCTGTTTCCATTCGCCATTGTTCAGCTGCTTCATCATAGTCGTCAATTCCTCTGTCTTTTTGGAATTGCACAAACTGATCATGAGTAGTAGGCGATTGAATTAATATCTCTTGATAATCTTTACCGCCTTCAAGTCGTAACCCTTCACGGTTATATTTAGCAGTTACGATCCTAGGCTCTTCAACTGTTCTCTGAAGCTTGCGAAATGCATCAGTAAATGGGCTAACTTCTTCAGGCGTGATCATGCCTTCTTTACTTAATGTCTTAAAATAGTCTTTAACAGATCCCATATTTACTTTTTTGCCTGCAAAAAAGTCATCTTCATGTTCTGACGGAAACTTAAATCCTGTGATAATCTTTTCGCCATTCCATTGCTTATACACAGGCTCTATGAATTTATCAAGTACTTCTTTCATTGCAACTTCGTCTGCACCTATACTTATTGCATACTGTATTTGGTCATCTGAACTAACTGCTTTGCCTTTTCTACGAATAATCTTTGGCACAGGTGGCGCATTCTTTTTAGCGACTTCGGCTAATTCTTCTTTAGTAATAGATGTCTTACCTGCGAGAGCTTTCTCTAAATTTCTTAACTCAAGTTCTTCTTTCTTTACACCAGGTGTTTTCTTAACTTGGCTCATTAACTGCTCAGGTGTGCCTTTACCTTGTTTTAATGTGGCAATAGCATTGTCAATAGCAGAGAAGAATGCTGACTTACCTTCTTTTAGTCTTGTGCCTAAGCCACCTTTTTCAAACTTTTGCCTCCCTTCAGGCTTAGAAATATCATGATCTTCAGTACCGGATTCAGGGCCATACTTATCAATCATTTTCTTTAATTCACTTGGCTCTCTTGATTCATTTAATTTATCAAGAGCATAGCCTAGACCACCGCCAAAAGCAGTGCCTACACCATAGCTCATTGCAGCTCTGCCTGGAGTAGTAACGTCAACAACAGGGCTAAAATATTCAACAGGTGCTGTTAAGATTTTCTTAACTATTTTTGGGCCTTGCTCTTTTACTGTTTCATATAGCTCAGGACCTTGTGTGATTGCTTTTTCAACGTAACCTGGACCTTTAAGCACTGCTTTTTGTGTGATAGTTCTTCCTGATGTCGGTAATTGTGCAACCATTTCGCCACTAGCACGAGCTAAGTGCTCAAGCAAACCTTTTGGCTCACTTGCGCCAATTTTCTTTTCAACAGCTTTTTTAATCTTACCTGCTTTTTC